TATGGATTAGGTTTATCACACATGATTGGTGGCTTATCCAAGGCATCTACATCTATATTAAGACAATTAATCGATGCAGGTACTTTAAGCAACTTACCAGCAGGTTTTAAAGCTAGAGGCATAAGAATTAGAGATGAAGCCTCACCACTACAGCCGGGTGAATTTAGAGATGTTGATGCTCCCGGTGGTGCATTAAAAGATTCTTTAATGCCATTACCGTATAAAGAGCCAAGTAGTGTTTTATTCAGCTTGCTTGGATTATTAGTTGAATCAGGCAAAAGATTTGCATCTATAGCTGATATGAATATTGGCGACAGCAATGCAGCTATGCCAGTAGGAACAACAGTAGCCTTATTAGAAAAAGGCACAAAGGTAATGAGTGCTATTCATAAAAGATTGCACTATGCACAAAAAAATGAATTTAAAATATTAGCAAGAGTATTCCAAGAGTTCCTACCTCCTGTATATCCATACGAGACAGGTTCTGGTGCTAAAGAAGTAAAGATTGAAGATTTTGACAGAAAGGTTGATGTAATACCTGTATCTGACCCAAACATCTTCTCTATGAGCCAAAGAGTTATTATGGCTCAAGAGCTATTAACAATGGTGCAATCTAATCCTGAACTACATGGACCACAAGGTATTTATGAAGCATACAGAAGAATGTATGCAGCTTTAGGTGTAGATAACATTGAAACATTACTAATGCCACCAGCTGACAATACTCCAAAACCAATAGATGTAGGTACGGAAAACAGTGGATTATTACAAGGTCTTCCTGCACAAGCTTTTGCTGAACAGAACCATGAAGCACATGTAGAGGCACATAAAACATTGTTTTTAACACAGGCTGTACAAATGAATCCACAACTGCAATCTATAATAATTGCACACTGTATGCAGCATTTACAATTTATTGCTAGTAAAAGGGCAGAACAAGAAATACCACCTGAAGTGCAACAACAGATACAAGAATCTAATCAACAGTTGCAACAGTTGCCTCCACAAGAACAACAAGCATTACAACAGCAGATACAGAGCATTATAGAAACTTTCAGCTCTCCAATACTGGCTGAATTATCACAAGAATTTTTATCTTCGGTTCAACCTCCACAACAACAAGACCCTCTAGTAGCTATAAGAGAACAGGAACTAGGCTTGCGTGATAAAGAGATTGATATGAAGGATAAACAATTTATGGCTAAAGAAGAACAAGATGCCATGGAAAGAGGAACTGAGCTTCAACTACAGCAACAAAAAGCTGACCAACAAGCCATGATTGGCAATGAGAAAAATGACATTGCTAAACAAAGACTGGCACAACAAGCTGAGTTAAAATTAATAGACCTACAAGCGAGGATGAACAAATGACAAGTTCAATAAACGAAAAAAGAATAGAAAATATAAAAATACAGAAATCTGAAGAAAAGATAGCTGAACTAAGAATCCAAAATGCTGAAACCATGCTAGAAAAAATACTAGAAATATCACCTGAAGAAATGGAAGAAGTAGTTAAGGTAAAAAAAGAGAAAGAAAAAGTGGTCAAAAAAAAGACCGTAGATAAGAAGGTTACACCTGAAAAAGCTACAAGTAAAAAAACTAAAACAAAAAAAACTAAATAGGAGAAAACAATGAAAGCAAAAACTTCCATAAAGATAAAAGGACAAGGAAGCATACCTTTATCACAACCAAAGAAAGTTACAGTGGATGCACCACATAAACCGGGTTATGGCAAAGGAGTGAGCAGAGGCAAAGGAGCTGCTCTTCGAGGAAATAAATTTAACGGCATATTCTAAATTATGGATAAATATGATTTTATTCATGTGGTCCGTAGAGATTTAGATGAAAGGTTAGAACAAATAAGAGATATCTTAATGTCTAATGGCATTGCAGATATGGAAAAATATCAATTTTTAATGGGAGAAATTTCTGCATTATCCTATATTCATGATAAGATAAAAGAACACTTACATGAAAAAGGAGAGATTGATGAAAAGTGAAAAGAAGAAAGATATTGAGATAGAGCAAGAAGATACTATTAATTTAGATAAAGCTTTTGTTGAAGAAGACACTAGAGTTTTAGACCCTAGCCTTTTAGACAAAAACATTCTTGAAAGGATGCCTCAACCAACAGGTTGGCGTTTATTGGTATTGCCTTACAAAGGTAAGGGAGTATCAGAAGGTGGAATCCAATTAGTAAAGGAAACCATTGATAGAGAAACCCTAGCAACTGTTGTTGCCTATGTTGTAGCCATGGGTCCTGACTGCTATAAAGACAAAAAAAGATTTGAGTCTCCGTGGTGTGAAAAAGGAAGATGGATATTAATCGGTAGATATGCAGGTTCTAGGTTTAGGTTAGCTGATGAAAGCGAAGTTAGAATTATAAATGATGACGAAGTCATAGCTACTATTTTAAACCCTGACGATATTGTTTCAGTATAAGGAGTATTTATATGGAAGAAATTAATAAAGAAAATCAGGTTCAAGTAGAAGAGGAACTTATTATAGATGTAGTAGATACACCTATGGAAGATGGTAACTCCGAAACAGTCGTAACCAACTCAGGTGGTGATGATGAACTAGATAAATACACTAAAGGTGTATCAAAAAGAATAAACAAGTTAAATGACAAAATAAGGGAAGCTGAGATTAGAGCAAGCGAAGCTGAACATAAGTACAATCATTTATCTACTGAGTATTCAGCAGTAAAAAACAGAGCTAGTGTCCTAGACAAAAGTTATACTGAAGAATATGAAAACAGAGTAAAATCTCAAAGACAACAAGCAGAAGACTTATATAGAAAAGCAAGGGAGACCAATGACCCTGACTTAGAAGTAAAAAGCGTTGAGTTGTTGAATAAAGTATCTTTAGAAGAGGAAAGAGTAAGATTGGCTAAAGTTCAGTTGCAACAGCAACAAGAACAAACTTTCCAAAGCCAACCTCAACAAAGAGTGCAAAATACACAACAGCAAGTAAACACTGCACCTAAGCCTGATACTAAAGCAGTTGAATGGCAACAAGGTAATGACTGGTTCCAGAAGGATAGAGTCAAAACATATACTGCAATGGGTATTCACGAGGACCTAATAAACGAAGGTTTTGATGGTGCTGATAATGAGTATTACGAAGAATTGGACAAAAGAATGACAAAGGTTTATCCTGACTTAAGGAAACAACCTGAAGGCGTTTCAAAAGATGCTAACTCATCTGTGCAAAGAGTTGCATCTGCTTCCACTGGAAGCCGTCAAGGAACACAAGTTAAGAGAAGCGGTATTAAGATTAATTCTAACCATGCTTCAGTGAAAAGTAACCTGAAGCCGTACGGGATGACGCAACAAGAGTGGCTGAAACGAGTAGGTAAAGAAATAGTGAAAATTGAAGGAGCAAAATAATGGATTTAGATGCAATTGAAAATGTAACACGCGAATCTCGTGACGAAGAGCAACACGATAAAAAAGCTAGAAGAAAACCATGGCAGCCTGCAAGGATGCTTGAAACTCCAACCCCACCCGAAGGTTATCAATACCGATGGATAAGGTCAGAGTATGTAGGAATCGAAGACAGAAACAATGTTTCTGCTAGAATGAGAGAAGGATGGGAATTTGTCCGTGAGGACGAGATACCTGATTTCCCTTTACCTACTATTGAGCATGGAAGACACGCAGGAGTCATATCAGTAGGTGGATTGATATTAGCAAAAATACCCTTAGAAACTGTAGCCGAAAGAAATGAACATTATAAAAATCGAAATGTGCAACAGAACGATGCACTAGACAATACAATGTTTAATGAATTGGATGGCAACAATAGATATGTTAAGTATAATTCTGATAGACAATCTAAAGTATCATTTGGTAAAAAAAGGTAGATAAATTATGGCGAATAAAGACGCTTCATTTGGTCTAAAGCCTGTAAGAATGATGGGTGGCTCACCCTATTCAGGCGGACAAAGCCGTTATAGAATTGCTGCTAACTACGGAACTAGCATTTTTCAAGGAGACTTGGTTATGCAGGTAACTGGCGGTGGTGTAGAAATACACGCTGACGGTGGAACTGTTCCAATAGTTGGTGTATTCAACGGTTGTATGTTCACGGACCCAACAACAAAAGAGCAAAAATTTAGTAATTATTACCCTGCAAGCACGAACGCTTCAGACTTAATTGCTTTTATACACGATGACCCTAATACGGTCTTCGAAATTCAAGCTGACGCTACTTTCCCAGTAGCTGATTTACTTGGTAACTTTGACATAGTCTATACAAATGCAGGAAGCACCTTTACAGGTATTTCAGGAGCAGAGTTAGATGTCACAACAGGTGCAACTACAGCAGGTTTGCCGCTAAAAGCTATTGACATAAGTCAAGACCCTGATAACTCAGACGTCGCTTCAGCAAACACTAATGTTTTATGCGTAATTCAAAATCACATCTGCGGTCAAAAAGGCGCAGGTTTAGCATAAGGAGTAATTAGATGGCTATAAGTAGGTCGCAATTAGCGAAAGAATTAGAACCCGGTCTAAATGCACTTTTTGGACTTGAATATGATGAGAACAAAGAAGAATACAAAGAACTTTACTCTATAGAAGACTCTGAAAGAGCTTTTGAAGAAGAAGTATTAGTAGTCGGATTTGGTGCAGCTCCTGTCAAAGAAGAAGGTGCAGGCGTTAGCTTTGATAACGCTTCAGAAGGTTATACTGCAAGATATACACACGAAACTGTGGCTCTTGCTTTCTCACTAACTGAAGAAGCAATTGAAGATAACCTGTATGACCAATTAGGTAGAAGATATACAAAAGCATTGGCTCGTTCAATGCAACATACCAAAGAAGTAAAAGGAGCCAATGTATTAAATAATGCATTTAACTCTAGTTTTGCTATTGGAGACGGACAGCAATTGATTTCCACAGCTCACCCTTTAGCGGGTGGTGGAACAGCGCGTAACAGAGCTGCAACAATGGCTGACTTGAATGAAACTTCTCTTGAAGATAATATAATCGATATATCAACATTTGTTGACGACAGAAATCTAACTATTGCAGTTAGACCTGATAAATTAATCGTTCCACCACAATTAACTTTTGTGGCTGATAGACTTTTAAACACAACAGGTAGAGTTGGCACATCAGATAATGATATTAACTCGATTAAGAATCAATCTTCAATGCCTAACGGTTTCTCAGTAAATCATTATCTAAATGACCCGGATGCATATTTCATTATGACATCGGTTAATTCAGATGGTGAAGGACTAAAAATGTTCAATAGAACAGGAATGGAAACTACAATGGAACCTGAATTTTCAACAGGTAACATTAGGTATAGAGCTAGAGAAAGATACTCATTTGGTGTCTCTAACTGGCGTGGAGTGTTTGGTTCCCAAGGAGCTTAACGGTTCTTCAAACCAACTAAGGGAGCTTCGGCTCCCTTTTTTTTTGCCTAAAAGTAATATACAATTATATGACTAGGATTAATTAACTTGTTTTATCAACTGACCTAGCAGACAAGCCAAGATGATAAGACTTATTTCCTTAGGAGGAAATTATGGCAAATTCAACATTCAGCGGTCCAGTCAGGTCCGAAAACGGTTTTGAACAAATTACAGTAGACGCATCATCAGGTGCAATTACAACTAATTTTGATATAGATGCAAGTGGAAACATTACTGACGTAGGTTCAATCGCATCTGATGGTGCTATTTCTACTACAAGTACCGTATTAGGTAAGAAAGTAATTAATACAACTTTTAATGCTAGTGCTGCTAAATCAGAAGCTATAACAGCAGCTCAATCAGGAACTTTGTTTTTAATTGACGG